CTAATGCAGTATCTCGAAGTGTAGAGCCTGAAAAGCCGCAAGAAGAGCCAAACGAAAAAGAGATGTTAGCCGCTATGCTAAGACAGAAAGGCATTAAATTTAAACTGACGTATTCGGCTGACCGTTTGCGTCAATTACTTGACGAATCAAACGAGCAATAATGACAACAGTAAAATTAAAAGACGGTAGTGAAATTAAAGTACCGTTTAGCGCATCGGATATTAGTAATAAGCAGTACTATGATTTTATCGAGTGCGAAAAGCCTGTTTATAAAGTAACCCGTGTAAGCGATGAAGCGGCTAGTTATGAATTAGCTTTAAGTGAAGAGGACTACTCTATTCACATAATTAACGCTGTTAGTAAGATTTGCGGCGATGTTAGTGCATTACCTTTTAAACATGGTTTTGACTTTGACCCAAATGTGGAGGGTATCACTTTCGGTTTACAGCTTACTGTTAGAGCTTTATACTTTCAAATTAGCGGCTTAATCAATCAGTTACGCCCCACATTCGACATCAATAAAAACAATACAGTAGAGTTTGAATTTAAAGGCGAAAAATACGAAATCAATAATGCTGCCTTAGTAAATTCAGCACGAGTACAAGCTGATACATTAGGCATCAAAGCGCATGACTTGACTACTGGCGAGTTTGTAGAGGCTAGTATGGTATGTAAAGCCCTTGCAGCTATTTCAGAACGTGCAACGCCAAATGATAAACACTTTTTAGACGCTAACTTGTGCGCTATCCTTTGCCGTAAACGTGGCGAAAAATTACCAAGCGGTGTAACGGAGCGTGAGGCATTTATAAGTGAACGTGTAAAGGTTTTTGAAGACTTGGATATGCAAACGGTGTGCAATATCAGTTTTTTTTTCGAGAGTACTATGCAAGTCTATTTGACGGCAATAGTACAAAGTATTTACGACAACCGAGAGTAACGCCGCAAGACGCAGAAAGCAGCAAAGCGCAAGCAGAAGCAGCCAAAAAGCAAGACCGCTACGGAGCGCAAAACTACTACCAAGCCGCAATCAGTAAAGGTTGGTTTACAAAAAGTGGTTTAACACCATTTGAAAGCGTCTTCTATACACCATTTAGAGACGTAATTTATTGTTTAGAATTAGATGCAGCATTACAATAATGAATGATATTCAATTAAGGGCATTAGTGCTCAAAGTTATAAAAGAAACGGTTGCGGACACACCCATAAACGGGTTTGCTAATATCGCTCATGATAGTGACTATAATACTGACAACCTAAACAAACGCTTTGAAGAATACGAAAGCGGGGAGTTTTGGGCTAGGGAGTGGGAGGTCGCAATGAATAGCGGCGCATCAGGTCGTGACACGTTACAAAAAGAATATCCTTTGTTGATGATGCGTATAGGAGACGATGCGTTTACACCCAATATGCAAACGTTTGGCAAAAGTCAAAACAGTTTTAAAGTTTACTTTGAATTAAGTATGGCAGTAGGATGTTATAAACTAACGATAGGGCAAATTGATAAGCGACTTAAATGTATGGCTAAGCGCTTTATATTTGAGTTGCTTAATTTGCGTTTAGTGAATGGCGTTTGGACTATGTATAATGATAATATCAAGCGTCAAACGTCTTTTTGGATTGAGCACGTAGTTAGTGCAGAGTTTAGACTGACAGTAGCACAGGACAAAGTAGGAACGGATAACGCTCGATTAGTAGAATTTGAAATAGATTTTAAAAACTGCGAATTAGAACCATGTTAGACTTAACGCAATTCATAAAAAAGAACTTCAATGATATGCTACTCTTTTTGATTGGCATAGCAAAGGACGAGATTAAGGCGCAGGGGCATACGCTAACAGGTAAGTTAGAAAAATCACTAAGAACAGATATAAGTATCAGTTTAAGCGGGTTTACGGGTCGTGTTATGGTTGAGGACTATGGTATTGCAGTAGATACAGGTGTGAAATATCGCAAAATACCGTATAAGAAAGGCAGTGGCGCAACGACTAGCAAGTATATAGACGCTTTGGTAAAGTTCTTTCAATTGAGAGGCTTAGACCCTAAGAGAGCACGAGGGGCGGCATTCGCTACGGCTCACGTTCAAAAGTATAGACGTGAGGGTATGCCCACAAGGGCAAGTTACAGATTCAGCACAAACGGACGCCGTACAAACTGGCTAAGGCGCACTATAATGAAATCAAATATCAATCAATCACTAAAAATCCTTAAACTGGCTTTATTTGTGCAAAATTCTGTACAAGCGGCAGTAACTAGGGGATTACAAAGCGCACGATAATATGACAGCGGAACAATATGAAACCATGCTAAGAGAGCATAGGTTAATTAGAACGGACTTAATGACGTTATCACATGATAGTAAGCAATATCGTGATAAAATGGAGCAATTGCGGATTAGGACTATTGCACTAAAAGAATATGTAGCTAAGAATACCAAACTGAAATAAACAATGGCTGAGGTTATAGCATTCCAGATAGAAGTAAACGGCATTCAGACAGTCGTTAGTAATGTCGAGCAGCTTAATGCAGCGGTTCGACAAACGCAAACGGCATTCCGTAACGCTACCTTTGGAACGCCTGAACGTGCCGCTTTACAGACGCAATTAAATCAACTGACGGCGGCACAAAGGCAATTAAACCAACAGCAACAGGCGGCGGCGGCGGCTACTGGTTTAGCTGTTGGTTCGTACCGACAAATGAATTTAGAACTAGGTCAACTTAGGACTAGATACCGAGATTTGTCAGCTGAGGAACGGAACGGCGCGATAGGTAGCGGACTGCAAAGACAAATACAAAGCTTAAATGGCGAGCTCGTAAGACTTGATGCGGGCATTGGTAATTATCAGCGCAATGTTGGCAATTATGCAAGTGCATTCAAAGGCTTCGGTAATATCATTACAGGCGTTTTAGCGGGTTTAGGTGTGGGTTTTGGCGCATCTCAAATATTAGAGGCTACTTCGGACTACAGTAAAGCAGTTAGTGAGCTACAAGCTATCACGGGTGTAAGCGGCAAAGGCTTAGAAGAGCTTAAAAATCAAATATCAGAACTTACTAGCATCACATTAGAAGGCGGGCAAGTAATTGTTTCAACTGGTAAAGACATTGCAGACGCTCTTAAATTAGCTGGCTCGGCACGTCCTGAACTTCTTAGTAATACCGAAGCATTGGCAGCGTTTACTAAGGAAGCTATTGTATTTGCAAAGGCGGGCTCTTTGCCCGTGCAAGACGCTGTAAATAGTTTATCAAGTGTGTTATCTCAATTTGGTTTACCTGCATCAGAAGCGGGGCGGGCTATCAATATTTTGGCAGCAGGTGCAAAAGAAGGCGCAAGTGAAATAAAAGATACAGCGGCGGCGATTGAACAATTTGGTGCGGGTGCGTCAAGTGCAAATATAAGCGTAGAGGAATCAGTCGCACTTGTTGAAACATTAGGGGATAAATTTATTAAGGGTTCTGAGGCTGGCACTAAAATACGAAATATCCTTTTGGCTATCAAAGCGCCGCAAGGATTAGATGCAAAAGCACGGGCGGAATTAGATAAATACAAAGTATCTTTCGATGTATTATCTGATACTACATTGCCTCTTAGTGACCGATTAAGAGAGTTATCTAAAATACAAGGCGATGCTAACTCGCTATTGCAAGTATTCGGTAAAGAGAATGTAACAGCAGGGGAAATATTACTACAAAATGTTGATAGATTTGATAGTTTAAACAGCGCCGTAACAGGCACTAACGAAGCATACAAACAAGCGGGCATCAATGCCGACAACTTAGCGCAAGTTCTTAGCAACCTCAAAAACGGTGCTATCAATTTAGCGGTGGGCATTGGCACGACCTTATATAGTGCGATTAATACACTTATAGGTTTACTTGATACACTTGCAACGTTTATAGATGAAAATAAAGTCGCTTTATTAGCGGCTGGCTTTGCCGTGGCGGCTTATTCAGCTTCTTTAAATACGGCAAAAATTACACTTTTATCCTTTCAGGTAGCTGAGAAATTAGAGCCTATTTATACCTATGCAACAGTAGCGGCTAAGAAAGCCCTTACACTTGCTATGAATGCCGTACCTTATGTAGCTGCGGGCATTGCTATCTATGGGCTTATTACCGCAATGCAAACGTGGTTTGGTGCAACAGAGGAGCAAATTAAATCACAAGAAGTATTACTAGCATCTCAAAAAGAACTTACAGAGGCTTACGCTAGCGAGGCGCAAAGTGCTGCGGAACTATTCGCAATAGCTAAATCAGATGTATCGAGTAAAGAGCAAAAAGCAAAAGCAGTTCAACGCATAATTGAGTTATACCCCGACTACCTAGGCGGCATTAATACCGAAGCTGGCGTACTAAATAACCTCGATGCGGTACAAAAGTCCGTAAACAAGGGCATTTTAGATGGCGCAATTGCACGTATTAAGGCGCAAAAGATTCAAGAGGCTACCACAAGCCTTATTGATTTGGAACTAAAAAAACAGCAGCTTTTATTTGAGTTTCAGCAAAAAGGAATAGATGCAAATAGCGGGTTCGCTGCAACGGCATTAGGGCAATTGCAGGGAAATATAGACGAGGTTAAAAAGAGAATTGCAGACTTACCTACTTTTTTGGCTAAGGTA